TTGATCTCAATATTGACGATATCATTCAAGAAGCATACGAACGTTGTGCTGCGAAAACAAACAGTGGGTATGATTCAAAATCTGCAAGAAGAAGTTTAAATATTCTTTTCAGCGAATGGGGAAACCGCGGGGTTCACTTATGGAAAGTAGAACTCAAAGAACAACTTCTGACAAACGGCACAGCGACGTACACATCACCGACAAATGCGAACGACATACTAGAAGCGTACATAAGCACAACTACGGGTCAATCTACCACTACCAACGATGTTTCGCTAACAAAGATTAGTAGAAGTGAATATGCAGCACTTCCTAATAAAGGTTCAAAAGGACAACCAAGTCAGTATTATGTGGATAGACAAACAACACCAACAATAACTCTTTATCAAACACCTGATGCTGCAACATATACTTATTTAAAATATTATTATTTAAAAAGAATTGAAGACGCAGGAGCTTACACAAATACAGCAGATGTAGTTTTTAGGTTTATACCTTGTATGGTTGCAGGTCTAGCTTATTATTTGTCAATGAAGTATAATCCAGCTATGACACAACAAAATAAACTTATATACGAAGATGAACTCTCAAGAGCATTAAACGAAGATGGTCAAAGAACATCGGTGTATATTACACCACAAACTTATTATCCAAGGGGGTTTTAAATGAAAGGTATGAAAATACATAAAAGAAGTGAAGGTGGTTATCTGTCACAGTTAGAAAAAAGTCGCCCGGAATTGTTTAAAACAATAAATCAATATAGAACAAGACTAGCTGGTTTAGAGGGTGGAGAAGATTTGCAAAAAACTTTTGACACAAGAGCAAACATACAATTTCAAGCCACTAGAAACATGGCAGCACCAGAAAGAGATGCGTATATAGCTGATGTTGAGAAACAGTTCGCTCAAGCAACTGACAAACAATTTGATAGTTTAGTAGAAGATCTTAAAAGCGAAAAAAGATTTGTTCCAACATATAGATTTGCTGCTGATCAAACTTCTTACGGACCCACAACAGGGTATTATAGAAATCTTCAAAAAGAAATTGATGAAAAACAAAAATATTTAGATGAGTTGAAATTTACAGAGACTAGAACCAGAACAGTTCCTCAATATGAAATGACAACTCTTCCTCCTGGATATGGAATAGCAGGTGGAGGTCAACCTACATATAAAATGGTAACTGAATTACCTAAAGATGCTAGATTAACACAAGGAGCTTATGGTGCACAGTTTTATCAAGCTCCAATGAAAGGTGCAAATTTTTATTCAGCAAATACAAACCCGACATATAGAAGAGTAGGTAGTAAAAAAATTACGGAAAAATTCGAAAGACAAGCTAAAGCAGGAGATCCTGAATACGACAAAGCTTTTGGAGAACTAAGTAGATTACAAACCCGACATAAATATAGAAATTTATATGCAAATCAGCCTACAAGGTCTACAGGAACAAGTATATATTCAAAACTTGGTATGAATCAAAACTCTCCACAAGCAGCTTCACCAGTCACATCTTTTACAAATCCTTATGCTTCACTTGCAGGATCACCTATGCAAGTTAAAGAGGGGGGTGAAATAAAAGGTAAAGGCAAAGCTGTTAGAGGTTTTAAATTTGGTGGAGTTAAATAATGGGTTATGCACGAGGTAAATATGCTCAAGCAATTTCAGACCGCTCTGGCATGGCTTTTCCATACAATGAAATGGTCAAAGAATGGAATGGTTCTTTTGTTCATAAATCTGAATTTGAAGCAAAACACCCTCAAATAAGAAGAAAACATATTAAAGCTGATGCAATAGCATTGGCAAACGCTAGACCAAGAACTCCTGATAATACAGGTGATTTTGTTTTATATATTACTAATGGTTTACTTACAAATCCTGGTATGAGACCCACTGATGGTCAAGGTATTTTAGGCACAGAACTTACAAGCTATAGTGCAACAATGTCATTAGGGACTGTTAGTATTGTAAGCACAGATACTTTAACAACACTGACCACAACTGTTGCGAATGTAAGCGGCAGCAACTACTATTTTATAGATGGCGTTCAACAGAAAACTCTATCTTTTACTAGAGGTCAAACTTATAAATTTGATCAGTCAGCAGGCACAAATGACAACCACCCACTAAGGCTTTCGACTACAAGTAACGGAACACACGCTGGAGGTTCACCATACACAACAGGGGTGACTACAAGTGGAGTGCCAGGTACGTCAGGTGCTTATACTCAAATAACTGTAGCAGGTGATGCACCAGATACTTTATATTACTATTGTTCTAATCATTCAGGTATGGGTGGTACAATAAATATATCAGGATAGCTTATGTCAATAACTCATGCAAATTTTTTAACACAAGTACGTAATTACACAGAGGTTGATTCAAATGTTTTAACAGATAATCTTTTAGATGAGTTTATAAGACATGTTGAGATTGATATTGCAGGTAAAGTTGATTATGACGATTTAAGAAAATACTCAACTTCAAATACGATTACTTCACAGAGATATCTAACAATGCCCTCAGATTTAATTTACCTAAGGTCTGTACAAGTAACAAATTCTGGAGTGCGAACTTTTTTAGAAAAAAGAGATACAAGTTTCATATCAGAATATAATTCATCAGATGCAACAGGAGTGCCTAAATATTACGCAAATTGGGATGATCTTACGATAGTAATGGCTCCTGTACCTGATGCCGAATACACAGTTCAGATTAATTATATAATAGACCCACCACATTTTGATTCATCTAATAATACTTATCTATCAACTTATCAAGAGGCCATGTTACTTAATGGTGTTTTGACTGAATGTTTTAGGTATTTAAAAGGACCAGCTGAACTATACAAAGTGTATTTTGATAAGTATAATGAAGATGTTCAGGCATTTGCGTTACAGCAAATGGGACAACGTAGAAGAGGACAGTATGAAGAAGGTGTTCCAAGAATACCCATACAGTCACCTTCACCTTAATTTTATGGAGTAATAATATGGCTATAACAACAAGTGTATTAACAAATTCGTTTAAGAAAGAGTTGCTTGAAGGAACACATAACTTCAAACAAACTGGAGGAAACAGTTTTAAATTAGCTTTGTACACCAACTCTGCTGTTCTTGGTAAATCAACTACCAGTTATACAACAGATGGTGAGGTATCGGCTTCCGGTCAATATGTTGCTAGTGGTAAAGCTTTAGTTAATGGTGGAACATCAGTTGCTACTAATACTGCAATAGTTGATTTTGCTGATAGATCTTACACTGGTGTAACTTTGACTGCAAGAGGAGCTTTGATATATAATGATACTGCATCAGGAGATCCTGCTGTAGCTGTTTTAGATTTTGGTTCTGATAAAACTGCAACTTCTGGAACGTTTACCATTCAGTTTCCTGCATTTACCACATCAGCTGCAATTATAAGAATTAGCTAGGTTAGAATGTCTAGCACTTGGGGTTCGTATACTTGGGGACAAGGTAACTGGGGAGAAAACGCCGATACTGACGTAACGTTAAGTGGTCTTACACTTACATCTGCTGTTGGTAACGCTGAATTAGCTAGTGTAGGAGAAGCCGTAAGCCTTCTTTTAACTTCTTCTATAGGCACTCCTTCAATTACAGGTGATGCTCTAGTTACACTTACTGGACTAAGTAGCACTTTATCTTTTGGATCTTTTTCGGCTACACCTGGACAAGAAGTAGCGTTAACTGGATTAAGTTTAAGTATTACATTAGGAGACGCAGATGATGTAGTAAGTTCTCCGATAATAGTAACAGGTTTTAATTTAACAAGTGGTTTAGGAAATGTCGCTGTAACAGGTTGGGCAGAAGTTAACAGAGGCTCGACTTCAACTTGGACAGAGGTTGATAAAGCTGCGTAAGTCGCTTATAATACATTAAAAGGATAATTATGGTTTCATACACAAACAGTTTAGGAATTGAGCTTCAGGTCACAGGTACTAATTCAGGAACTTGGGGCACAAAAACAAATAACAATTTTGAATTATTTGAACAAGCTATTGCTGGCTATCAAGATGTTTCAATTGCAGGTGGTGCACAAACCACTGCATTAGCAATGTCGGATGCGACAATATCCAATGCTCGAAACGCAGTTATAAAATTATCAGGAACAATAACAGGTAATCAAATTGTAACTATTCCGAACAGTATAGAAAAAGTTTACATAATATCAAACGAGACTTCGGGTGCACACACAGTTCAATTCAAAACTGTAAGGGGCACTGGCTACGCTTTTGCAGCAGCTGATAAAACAAAACGAGTTT